AGATAGTTGAAGAGCTCGGTCCACTCTGGTGATTGATTATCAATCCCAACTGCTGAGTAGCCTCTATTGTGTGCGTTAAGATAAGCCGCCACAAAATCGATTGTAAATAAACGCGTCAAAACTGAAAGCTGTACGGGTGCCATTGTGAAGAATCTTGTCATTGCTTTTAAAATCTTCTTCAGTTTACGACGCTCATCTTTAAGACAATGCACCCAAATCCATAAAGGAATGATGCCCTTCAGCATCTTCTTGAAATCATCAATTATAGATTTCAACAGTTCAGGTTTAGCATTATAATGAGGTTCTTGGTCAGTGCCATCATTCTCAAACAGGTATTTCTTACCCTTTCCTGCACTTGATGGTTTATGCAGTTTCCACGGATATCCAGGTGATGTGGTCATATCCATAGCTTTATACCCATCCATTGGGTATCCATTGATCGCAACTTCTAAATCTAAGACATGAAGACTTGGTCGAAGGGGTCGCATCATAGCAAGATGTTCGCTATGAATATAATCCTCACATACATCCAATAAAGCTGGGTCAAATGGTTCAGTCTGTTCAGTATATTTCTCTAACCCGCTCCAAACATTACAACCAGATTCCGGCCGGGGATCTTTAGCACTAAGCACACTTGGCTCTGTTGTGTGTTTCTTTACTTTATCAAAAAGTACTGATGGTATTATATCTGTCTTCGCTGGCTGCCACACGGCCGCATCATCACGAACTTTGCCATATATATAATATCCGTCCGGAACCACTCCACACTGATCTTCATCAACAATAAGGCCTTTTTGCGGTTCTAGACAATCCGTCGCATATTCAGAAAGATGTGCATAGATCTGTTCTTGAGTGATCAAAACACAAATTCCTCCTGTTCTGCCACCACCATATCCACTTACATGAATACCGAGCAGCTTCCTAACATACCTTGAACCATATGCCATTAATACTGCCCCACAGTCACCTGTTTGAGTTGGTGCTGTGTGTTCCCATCCTTGCCTAACTACATACATTTCCCCATCCACAAGGTGTTGTTTAAGACGAGGCACTATATCAAGTGACACAATAGGAGTTGGATACACGAGATATGCGTCTTGTTTTCTCGTACACATACGTGTAATTAGCTCTCCATTACACTTAACTATGAAAGAAAGATCTTCTTCCTTCACGAAATACTTAGCTATATCTGGAGCATTAGGCATACGCTTAATATCCTGAATAATACAAGCGTCCAAACCATCAATACGCTTAAGCTGTTTAACTTGGACCATGAAGTTAATATTAATAGACGGACCAAATGCTTCAATTTGATCACCCTCTTTGATCTGGCAAGCAAAGTGCCATGGAACAAGAAGGTTTTGTCCATTAAGTGCTAATGCATTAACCACATATCCACGAGGATCTCGAACCACCCATAGATGTTGAATTATCTTATTATTGCGGATATCAAGAGCATTTTGATCTTCTGCAGACTGCGCAGTCATTGTGTCTGCAACCTTTGCCTTAGGTTTCTTCGGTTTCTTAGTCGCCTGATCTCCAGACATTCCAAACTCAGCACAGCACACTTCAAAATCATCAGCG